CTCCACGCGCTCGGACTTCACAGCCGCTTCACGCACACTGCCCAGCAGATTACCATCCATCGCCTCGACCGCCAACATGCACTGCGCAGTAACAATCTGACGCGGCACCTCACCTGCAGGCAGTTTGTATCCGTCCAGTTCGATGCCCGCGCGCGGCCACGCCAGCGGCTGCTTTGGTTCGCTTCGCCAGCCGGCCCAGTCCAGACCCTCAAGGTAATCCATCGCCCGGATGAGCAATGGTGCGATCTTTTCCGGCAGCGTGATGTCGCGCAGATCCGCAAAGGCTCTCAAATCCCCCTCGCCTGCGTAGCTGTTCATGGCCGGTGAAGTGATATCGGTAATGATCATCATTGCACCCAAAGAAGCGGGGCTTGCGCCCCGTCAGTTAGTCTCCGGCGACGGCAGTGAAAGTGATTTCTTCACTGATTTGTGCCACTCCATCAACCGTACCCGTCACGGTGAACGTTCCGGCGGTATCGGAGGTGAGTTTCACCGTGGCGCCACCGGCAGAGCCGGTCTGCGATCCCTCAGTGCTCAGCGTGCCGCCAGTAGACGACCAGGCGACAGCTGCTCCGGACACGCCCGCGCCATTACGGGTGTATTTCAGGGAAAACGTAACCGCATCGGTACTGTCAGCAGTTGCGGAGGTTTTGTCCGCTGACAGGTTTACTCCCCCGATGCGGATTCCAGCTTGATCAGCACGCCCGCAGTGGACTTGTTGCTGGTGAAATGCTTCTTCCAGTTGCCACCTGTGCCGATAGCGGTCAGGTCCGGGTTTTCGCCTTTCGCTGTGTCCCAGCTGTAACCCAGCAGCTCAACGTTCACCGTACCTTCGGCACGATAGCCAATCGCAAGGTTTTCGTAGGAGCGGAAACCCGGTGCCTGTGATTCGGTGACGGTCACTGCACCCGACACCAGCCCCAGAATAGCGGCCGCGTCCATGGTATCGGTCACCAGCACCGGTTTCCCCAGGGTGCCCGGCTGGCCGCCGTACACCACCACGCCAGCTTCTTCGTAGATCTTGCTGGCGATCGCTTCGTCCACAATGTCGAAGTAGGTAGCGGAGTGCATGACGAACAGCACCACACGGTTGAACTTGTCACCATACTTGCGCAGGCCGCGCGTGAGGGTTTTCTTGCCGTCGGTTTCAATGTCGGCGGTAACCACCATATCCGCATTGGCACCAATGGCCGCCACCAGTGCTTTCAGGCCGTATTTCACATAGCCTTCGAGAGTTGCATCAGCCACATCGACGCCGATCACTTCCGAGAATTCATCAACCGTGCGGCCACGGCGTTTGAAGGCTTCTTCCGTGGTTTCATACGGGCCATATTTCCACGGCGCCTTCACGGATACCGCTTCGCCCGCGCCGATTTTCTTACCGGAAACCTTATCGACTGAGTTCACATTACGCGATTCAATCGAACCGCCCACTTTGTAGAAGGCGCGCTTGCGGAAGTCGCCTTCAATCAGCTCGTTATCGAGCAGGATCGCGCCGTTAGAAGAGGTGTTGAACACCTCCAGATTATCCTGGCGGCGCTCAAGGAAAGCCGTCTGGGCCAGATCGTCATAGATGACCAGATCGTTATTAACCGTTGTAGCCATTGAGTAAGTCTCTTATTTGGGGAGTTTGAGGAAGGCCTGCTGGCCATGCTTGCGGATGTAGTCCGCTTTTTCACTGGCGCTCATTTCTGAACGTTTCTGGCTACCCCCACCGCCTGGCTTGTGCCCACCTGCGCCGGTGCCTTCAGCGCGCGGGAACAAGTGCGGGGCCGTCTCCTTGAGCGACTCCGCCCATTCAAGCGGGCTGAGTGGGGTTTTGCCGTCCTTACCGAACAGAACGTCACCATTCGCATCAACTGCTACGGCCTCGCCTTCGTCGTTGAGCTGGAATGTGCCTTTGGCACGCAGGATCAGGTCATCGGATGCTTCCGCCAGCGCGCCAGCTTTTGATGCTGCCGCCCGGATGGCATCACCCAGAACGCGATCCCGGAATTTACCGGAGAACGCTTCGGCTTTATCCGCGCGCTCATTGGCTGCTTTGATCTGCTTATCGACATCGGCACGCAGGCGCTCAGTGCGTTTATCCAGCACCTCGTCAATCTTTCCGGCAGCAATCAGCTTTGCTTCTTCGTCGTCGGAAAAACGTTGCAGGATGCCGCGCACGGCATCCGGGTCGATACCGTCAAAGCGAGCCAGGTTGTCTCTCTGCTGTTTAATGGTGCCTAACAGCTCAGAGTTTTTCGTTTTCAGGCCAGTTACCTGAGCGTTAACCTGGTCATCAATCAGCTTCTGAATTTCCGGGGTGATTTCCGTACCGCCACCGCCACCGCTGCCATTGCCGTCGCCTTCAGGTGCGTAATACTTCAGAAGCATATTTCGAATTAACATAGGATCCCCTTGGGATTGTCGTGGGCCTTGCCCAATAAAAAAGGCCGCCCGGAGGCAGCCTTTAGCATAGTGTTTATTACTTTAGGTCTTAAAAGACTCAAAAAACTTCAACCCTTAATTGGATTCAAAAAAGTACTGAGTGATTTAAGTGAATGCAAATCCTAAATAAAATTTTGGATTAAAATGCCGACTTAACTTAAATAATTAAACATTAGTTTTCCACATGATGAAGTTAATCGTCAAACCATTCCCACAATTTGTAAGCACCATACCCAACTAAAGCAATTCCCCCCGCGGCTAAAGCCACTGGTGCCGCAGCAACAGTAGCTGCAGAGGCTCCGGTAACACCTAATAGAGTGCT